ATCGGTGTCCAAATCGGCTTGCAGGGCGCGTTGATGCGCCTGATTTTCAGCACGCAGAAACGCGCCGAACGCCTCGGCGTACTCTGCGGAGGCGCGTTTGTCAGTAGGCGCGCCGTCGTCTGCTTTGGTCGTCGTTTTGCCGCCGCGCTGCTCGCCCGCTGCGGTCTCACGCTCGGCGTCAAGCAGGCGCTGTTCGTCTTTAATGGCCTGTCCCAGTTTTTCCTGATCGGCCATAAACGCATTAAATCGCGTTTGTTCCTCGCCCGTCATATCGCGTTTTTCTGCGGCGACGGAATCGTTCAAAGATCGCGCATCATGCACGGCCTTTAGGCGTTTTTCCTGCAATTCAATAATTTTTTTACTCATATTGATCTCCATTAAAAATAAAAAATTGGCAGGCTGGACACCTATAAGGCATCCGCGCGCCTGCCGCCGCTCGGATTGCCAAAAACATGTTATAGAGCCTCTGCAATTGCAATCTGCCGCGCCCGCGCCTGCATCGTCACAATGTAGTCGGTTGATGGTGTGAGAGTACGCACAAATGCGTCCAAAGAGCGCATAGCGACATCTGTTTGTGTGTATGCCGGGTACGTCACTACCGAGACGTCATAGAGCCTCACGCGCTTGACGCTGCGCACCCACACGCCATCATCATTTTTTGCCCAATCCTCTCCGTTGGGACGGACGCGGAACGCAAATGACATCTGCGTCACGTCGCCGCGCTCCATCGAGACGATTAAATCACGGGCAAACGCGGTATCCGGCGGCGTGATCTCTACCGCCAGCCCTCGCACGTCCTCGCGCATCGCGAGCGTCCCGGCGCGGTTGCGTCCCAAAACAAAATTAGAGTCGTGATTGATGAGGGCGCGAACGTCATCCGTCTCAATCGCCTCGGCAAACGCGCCGGGGATGATTTGCTCCCGAAACCCGCCTAAATCGCCCGACAACTCATTAAACACGGCGGCATGGCCTCGCATCATTGGCGATTTGCCGTCGTCGCGCCGATGCACCGTGAGCGCCTCGGCGTCAAACATTCGTTTTTCAATTTCTGCCATCGTTTTCTCCTGCCGCGCCCTGTTGGTCGCGTTTATTTTGAGGTGTGTCCCCATTTGTTGCAATCATATTCAGGGGCACATAAAATTTTTGGCCCTCGCCATTAGGTAGCGGATCGCGATTTTCCGCCGCCCGAATCTCGTCCTGATTCATCGCGCCGATATTAAACTGTTTTGTATAAAATTCGCCTCGCGCCGCGCTGTCTCCGCGTAGCAGGCCGTCGACTAAAAACTCAAAATAATACTCGCCGCGCTCGGACTCCGTGAGCAAATCGCGGGCCAGCGCCTGCTCCCAACGGATAAACCACGGGCGCATCGTATGCACAACAAAATCAATAGCCTGTTGCTCCACATTGTTGTTGGTCGCACGCTCCAACGCGCCGATCATGTGAGGCGGCATCCTATAGATGCGAGCGATGTCGATCACGCTCGCGGCGCGTGACTCAAGCAACTGAGCGTCTGAGGCGTTGACACTTAATTCGTGGATTTTGAAACCGTTGTCTAGTACGGGCGTTGATCCACGATTCTCGCCACCCTGCGCCTCGCGCCATCCGGCGGCGAATTTCCGTTTGGCTTCCTCGTTTTGAAATCCGGCGGGCGGTGCCTCAATCCATAGAGGTGGTTTAGTATCGTTTTTGTAGTACCTCGCCACAAAATCATTAGTGGCAATCGCCGTACCTAGGGCGTCGCGGGTCGCCTCAATTGGTGTCACGGGGCGCACCCCGTCGATCAGCATAAAAGGGACGCGCAGCACCTCTTCCTGCAATAGCGTGAGTGTGTCCCCATTTTTTTGTTGCACCTCGTACGACAACGTGCCGTCGTCGTGTAGGTGCGGTTTGACTCGATCAGGATTGAGCGCGGTGAGTGTGCGTTTGCCGCGTTGTAGCTGTATGCGCGAGTAGGCAGCGCCGCGCAACGCGATGTGCGCCATACACTGCTCGCGCCACTCAAACGACGACTGCCAGTTGTTTGGGCGTGATTGCAAAATCGCATAGAGCGGATGCTCAATCGCCCGCCGTCGCCCTTTGTCGGTGCGCTGATACATTATTAGCGGCAGAGACGCCACCGTCTCAGCGAGCACGCGCACGCACGCCCATACCGCCGTGTGTTGCATGGCCGTCTCAGGCGTGACGTTTGTCCCCGCCGTGGACATATTCCCGCGCCCAAAAATCGCAGCGATAGCGGGGTCTCGCGGGCTATAACCCGCCAAAATCGCGCCGCGCAAAAAAATGTTCGAGAGTATCCCCATGCGCTCAGTTTATACCATAAAAACAGTCCCGTCATTAGGTTTTTTTGCAGGTTTTTGAGCTATTACACGACCCAGAGCCATAATCGCAGCCACCGCGCCGTCGATTTTGTTCTCCTCGCGCTCCTTCCGCGGGTAAATATTAGATTTGGCGTCGACGTGGCACACCACGTTGCTCATCATCCACGTCATCATCGGGTTTGCGTTATGCGTTAGGCGGCCGGCCAATACAAGCGCCTCAAATTGTTTCATTGGCTCGCTCATATTTTGGACTACCTGCCTGTACTCGACCATCGGCGCGCCCTCTGACAGCATGTGGCCTGCCAGATGCGTGGCCTGCCACGGGTCAAACGGTATCTCGCGCACCATCAGCGCGGCCATATTCGCGCGCAGGTCGTCCTCAATGACGTCGTAATCAGTCACCTCGCCGTCTGTGACCTGTAGATGGCCGCCGCGCCTCCAGCCATCATATTGTGAGTTTCTGCCCTGCTCAACCGCTCGTTCCGGCAGGTAAAAAACGGGGATCAAATAATGATGGTCGGCGTCCGCATCAAAAAACCATAGTATTTTGGCAGCGACGTCAACTTTGCTCGCCAAATCCAGACCAATAAAACACGGCAAATGACTGACGCGCTCAATATCAAGCGTTTGATCAGCGCATTTATTCCAGGCGGTCATGTCCATCCAGGCGCTGTCGGACGTGATCCAAACATTCAGGCGTTTGGTCAAAAAATTGGCCTGCGCAGACGGCATAGCCAGCGCCTTTCGGCAGGCCGCTTCCATGTCATCAATTTTGACGCTCACACCTAGATTGGGGTTTGATTTGCGCCAGTTTTTGGAGTCACGCCAATCGTCGCCGTCGTCGAGTGTGTAAATCACAGCAAACCACGTCTCGTCAACAACAACGCCTGTCAAAATTTTGATGCTATAGTCGCGCTGCTCGTAGCATATCCCGGCGCGGTCGCTGCCAGCCGTGGTGATCATGCTAATCAGGGGCTGCGCTCGCGCTCCCGTGGCCGTGTCGATAACATCGTACACCGCCCGCGTTTTGTGGGCGTGTAGCTCGTCAATTGACGCGCCATGCACGTTTAATCCGTCGAGCGTCGAACCCTCAGAGTTGAGCGGCTTAAAACTACTCGCCGTCTCGGCGATTGTGATGTCGTGTCTGCCAACATTGACGCCAAAACGCGCCAAAAAATCAGGCTCGCGTAGAGCCATGTTGCGCGCGACGTCAAAAACCTCTCTGGCCTGCTCGCCAGTCGTCGCGGCGTTGTACACCTGTGAGCCCGGCTCGTTGTCTGCGGTGAGCAAAAATAGGTCACGCGCTGCAACGCGAGTTGATTTTGCGTTTTTGCGAGCCACCTCCTCATAGGCTCGCCGAAATCGGCGCAGCCCAGTGTCAACATGCAGCCAGCCAAAAATTTGAATCTCGGCAAAAATCTGCCACGGCTCCAATTTGATTTTGGCGTACTGCAAGCGGCCATCAACAAATTTAGGCCGCGCCCACTCGCCCTTGATGTGGGGGAGTAGCTCGACAAATCGGCATTCGCGCGCTCCCGCCGCCGCGTCAAATCGGTACGGGAAATCGGGCGTGTTTTGGCGGTCTAAATCGCTCAAAAACCGCTGGCAGGCCAGCCGCTCGTATAGACCAGCCACAATGTGGCCGTCGGTCACGGCGTGTGCGTATTCTAGCGCCTGCTCAAAATACGTTTTTTTTTTAGTTTTTTTTGACATTTGTGTTAGTCAAAATCCGCAAACCCTGCGTCTGCCTCGGGCTGCCCTGCTCCCGCCACCGATTGCAGATTGGCGCGGACGGGCGCGGCAATCGAGACGCGACTACGAGCGTCTGGACGCAGGCCAAAACACTCTAGTTGTTTGTGCAGGTGCTCCTGCTCGCGCTTTAACACCTGATAGTAGGCCGACTGCACAGTCAGACCGTTTGGAGTGATGTCAAAATAAATCGCCACCGGGTCGCCAAGCTGCGTCGATTTCTCAATAAAAAACTTTTCTAAAATTTCTACTCGCGCCACGGTCTGGCAAAGTGCAGCGAGCGCATCGCGGTCGAGTCGCGTCAGCACGCCGTACTGACATAGCTCGTTTGCGAGCCGGCCCCACGCGACTCGCGCCAGCGGGTGTAGCCAATCCGGCGCGTCCGGCGCACCAGCGTCAGGGCGCAGCGTTCCCGCCGGGTCAATCGGTCGGCGGCTGCGGTTGCCCTCGAGGATTTTTAGGGCGACCGGCTTAGGTTTTGGCCCTCTAATTGCCATGATTTTTTCCGTTTGCAAAAAGTGTCGCTTAATGTTAACACATTTCCGACCCCCAGGGGTCAAAATTTGCGCGTGCGTTTTTTGGGTAAACTCTACGGTCTCCCGGCAGTTGGCCTAAAGGATTTTGCCCCCCCCTGCCCTCGTCAGCGGCACAGGTGCTGGTGCTGGTGAGGTGGTGTAGAGGGGCGTTTCTGTCCACAAACCACTGCCGCTTTCCGCCCAATCTTGTTTGTGTTGCATTAGGACTGGCCCTGATTTATATGCGTTTGCTGCGCTACATTGATACATCCACGCCACAGGCTCCTGCTGTGTATATGTAATTGTGCATTTGCCGCCGTCGTCGTAGGCGTAGTCCCCTCGGCAGCCGCCGCCATTGATCCACGTCACTGCGCGACCGGCGGCGTCGTAGGTGTAGGCGTAGACAAATCCGCCGCTGGCGCGATGAGTCACTACGCGACCGGCGGCGTCGAATGTGTAGGCGCACCAAAATCCAGACTCGTCGCGGTAGCTCAACAGGCGACCAGCGCCGTCGTAGGTGTACCCGAGCGGGATTGTAGCCGGGTCAAAATTAGGGTCGATCATGCCGCCCTCTGTGCATTGTTGTCAATTTTGATCAATCGCTCAAGCAACCCACAGGGATCAAAATTTGCCCAAGTCGTTGCCCACGCGTCCGCTGCCGCCCCTGCTGCCGCTGCGTTTGTTGCCCTCGCCGCTGCCGCCCTCGCCACCGCATCCGCCGCCTCCGCCGCCGTTGCCGCCGCCCACCCCGCCGCTCTCGCCCGCGCCCGCGCCCGCGCCGCCTTTGCCACCCGGTGCGCCGCCCTCGCCGTTGCCCTCGCCACCGCCACCGCCGCCGCCTCCGCTGCGTTTGCCGCTGCCCTCGCCGATTCGGCAGTACGCTCAGCAGTCATTTTTTGCCACTGAGCGCCAAATCCCCGCTGATCAGCCAGCGGCTGGAGCGAGGGCAGGACAATATCCCACATCCAGCTCAAAATGATGTCAAGTCGCTCTTGTTCCTGCTTCCGTCCAGTTCCAGCCGCGAGCGGGAGTAGGGATTTCCAGCGCGCAGAATTACGCATCTCCCCCGGCATCGCGTCTTGGATTACGATGATCCATTGGCCAATCACCCGGCTCATACAATCGGGGATCTCGTCTGTGAGTTTGCCTGACAGCGCCAAATTGATGGCTGCGATCGAGCACGCCGAATGTTCGTCGCCTAAGCCAGATGGCAGGTGCATTGTTGCAAGTTTTGACGCGATCGCGGTTTGTTGTTCAGTTGTGATTGTGCTCATGCCGCCTCCTGCGTGCGTGTGCGTGTGCGTGTGATTGTGCGTTTGCCGTCGTCGTCATAGGTGCGGTCCTCTCGGTAACCGTCGCTGTTGATCCACGTCACTACGCGGCCTGCATCATCGTAAGTGTAGGCGTCACAATAACCGTCGCTGTCACAATACGTCAAAACTCGCCCGGCGTCGTCGCGTGTGAAGACGTGCCAACATCCAGAGTCGTCGCGGTAGGCCAAAACGCGGCCAGCAGCGTCGCGGGTGTACCCTAGCGGGATTGTTGATGGATTAAAATTAGGGTCGATCATACTATCTCCTGTTGTTTTGTTGTTTTAGCCCGGCCAAACCCGCCATCATGCCGCGCCGTTTTGCGGTCATGGCACGATTTGGCCATGGCCTGCCAATTTTGAGTGTCCCAAAATAGGCGCATGTCTCCACGGTGGGGCACGATGTGATCTACCACGGTTGCCTGTGTGACTCTCAGGCTGCCCGCGCCGCACTCGGGGCACATGCACAGCGGGTGACGAGCCAAAAACAATTTTGCAGCAGCCGCCCATTTGCCCGTGTACCCGCGAGCGTGCGCCGAGCCGCGCCGCTGATCAGCCTCGCGCATGATT